TCAATTTATACAGCGTTTTCAGATACAAGCCAACTATCTCGTCGACAATGTTCTGAATGGCCGTATCGTCGCCGAACTCTTCCCGGCCTTTTTCAATCTTTTTCAGCGAATCTTCAAGAAATTCAACAACATTTCCTGTTTTTTCCGCCGAATGCAGCGTAATCGGCCCGATCAGACCATGCCGACCCTGATAGGTTTCCACCAGATCATCCGTCAGGTCGATGACCCTGCTATAAAAGCCGCCCAGAGCCTTATGTTTGGCGTATGACCGCGTGTTGAGATGCACAGAATGGGTCACATCCCGCGCCAAAAACAATTGCCCAATCAAATCAGCGCAACTCATTGTTCAACCTCCGGTGCTGGCAGCATATTCGGCACGATGTCGCCCATATCAATCGCCGCCGCGATAGTCCCCTGCACGATATCCTGAATTTGTTCAGGCGTCATGGCTGGCTGCGTGACCTGAATACGCTTCGTCTCGGCTTCGTAAGCCTTGATCTGACTGTTCTGCTCGTCAATCGCCAATTTCTGCATCTCATATGACTGCATAAGCTGCTGAATTTGAGCAGTTGTCTGCTCCATTGCCTGCGCCATCTGCTCCATCTGCTGGCGCATGACTTGGGCTTCGGGCGACTCGTCGGTGTCTTGCAGCACTTTCGGGTCGAGCATCTTCTCAAACCGCTTGGCCATTGTCTCCGCGCCCGGCCAGTCCATGTTCTTGACGAACAGGTCGCCCGCAACGCTCCAAAGAGCCGGGTTGGTCTGCAAAATCTGACCCATCGTGTCCATGGCTTCCTGCTTACGGGTCATGTAGCTCGGGCCGGAAGACACTTGAACGTCGTATGTGCCGACGTTGGGGTTGTAGATTTTGGCGATTTCAATCCCGTTCTGGTCTACGACACTTCTGACCGCCTCCGGCTGCGCCGGGTTGATGCGCGCCATACCCACGTCGCCATCGACGCCGATGATACGGGCAACGCGCTGGGTGTCGTAAATCTTGGGGATCAGATCGACCAACTGCCGCGCGACGTATTTCACTGCCCGCGAGAGATTGTCGACATAATGATAAGTAGACGTGTCGCCTTGCCTCTCCCGAGCCAGGATCGCACGACCCGTCCGTTCGTTGGAAGTCGCCCCAATGCTACTATCGTATTGGCCAGTCGTCGATTTGATGTCCTCGCCCGCTCCCATCTTGGCTTGGATAAGGCCCGTTTGAGCCATCGGAGGTTGGGCGCGTTCAGGTAGGGGGAGGGGATTTCCGGCCCCATCGGTGACATCAGGATTTACCTCAAGGTAAGGCCAGTTGTTCGTGTTGGCGGTCTTCCAGTTGTTCTCATATCCCTCGAACTGACCGCCATAGGCGATAAACGGCGCTTTGGGAGCCAGCGCCAGCATCTCGGCTTCTTGGCTGACCCAGTAATTATACATGCGCTGGGCGTCCTTGGCGTTGCGCACAAGTCCGCTGATATAAATCTGCCCGTCAACCTCAAACTCATTGCCGACGACGCGGATTACGGGAATATACTTACCCGCCCAGTCGCGTTCCTCCAGCACCTCATAGCCGTTGGTCTTGACCCACTTGACCTGCCGGCGGTCGCTCTCGCGGCTGCGCAGCGGCTTGCCATAGGCTGCCTTTAGTCGCTTATCCTCGGGCGTGCCGTCAAAAGCCGTAATATTGTCGGGGTAAAGGTTCAGTGTCGCCTTGCGGTGTTCGATATAGAAATATTCCGCAATCCGAACCGTCTCCTGCGTGAGCCATTGGGAGAGGTTCTGGTCGCCCACGCCCTGCGACATCATCCCCGTGATCGGCGTGGCGTCGGGATACATGCGCTCATACTCAGCCTTGGGGATGTCTTCCGTAATGAAGCACCACTCGGCGTCCTGACCGCAGGGGTCTTGGATCATCGGGTCCATGTAGACCGAGAACGAGCTGCGAACCCTGCCGATGCGAATATCCTGATCGAAGGAGTCTTCCTTCGTGTATTCCGTCAGGACGCGGATGTAGCCCTCGCCGTAGACCACCTGATTGTCACAGGCGGTGTCATAGGCCACGTCGGCGTCGGACATATACTCAATATGCCGAACGATGCCGTCAAAGATTTCCGCCACCTCGGGGTCGGCGTTCTCGTCGGCTGGGATAACGCGGGCCGTCGGGCGGTTCTGGCGCTGCTCGTTGGTGACGAGCCGCACATGCTGCGGCAGCTTGTTGATAGTCAGGCACGGCCGCGCGTTGATCGTCTGGCCCTGCACCGCGCCTCTGGTCGCCAGCACGTCAGCCGGCCATTGCCAGGCATTGTCGGGCGAACCGGCCATAAACCGAAGATCGTCTAGTTCGTCCTCGCGGCTGTCACTATAAGCCGTCTGCGCCACCGTGAAGCGATGGCGCATGGTGGCCAGACGATCCGTGTCGTCGGACTCAGAAACCTTACCGGCTGCGGTTACGTCATTTGCCACAAGACTTGCCCTTACTCATGCCGCCCTTCTTGGGCGCCGCGCGCTTGACCGAGTAGGCGATTGCCACAGCCTGCTTGGGCGGCTTGCCCGCCTTCACTTCAGTAGCCACGTTCTTGCGAAAGGCGTTCTTGCTGGATGACTTGACGAGGGGCATTACTTCTTCCTTGTCTTGGCAGACTGCTTGAAAGCGTCGGCGGTCGGAGCGCCCTTGGCCCCCGGCTTGCGCATCTTTTCGCCCGAGCCCTCCTTGATGCGGGCGCGCTTGGCGGCGATGTTGGCGTAGAGCCCCGGCTTACTTGCCACAGTTCCACCTCTTCATGCTGGCCTTCGCCCGGTCGGCGTTCTTCGACTTGGCCACAACCCCCGCCATTCTTGAGCAAAAGGACTTCTTACGCCCTTCGTCGGCCTTGGTCTTGGGGTTGGGCGCGGGAGCCTTCAGTTTGCTGCCCGTAGCTTTATTATAGACCGCCCGTCCCTTGGCGGTCAGGCCAGCGCCTTGCTTGGTCGGCAGCTTCTCGCCGCGCCCTACGGATAATGAGACAGATTTTGCCATTAAGAGGCCATCCAGCCAGAAGAATTTGCCCCGCCACCATAACTTAGTCGCGGTCGCCTGTCCATTGGGCGGGCCTCGCGGTGCGCGACGGGGTAGGCGAACGTCACGGCGATAGCGTCGGCCGCGTCGGGGCTGGCCAGCCCGCGCGCCTTCATGTCTTTCTTGCTCTCCAGAAAGATCGTCCCCTTGCTGTCCGGCTTCATCATCGGCCCGGTCAGGTCCGACTTCAGGAAACGGTCGTTGGGGATCGACGCCGTCTTCAGCCACTCGCGCATGGCGTGCCACATCTCGGCCCGTTTGTTCCCGAACATGATGGGTTTGGCTGACTTCTGCCCGAAGTTGACGCCCCTGATCTTGTAACGCTGCTCCTTGAGCCGGTCGACGACGCCCGCCCCTAGGCCGCCCTCGTCCACCACCACCAGCGTCGGCTTGAACTCCTCGATCACGTCAATGACCCGCCCCACCACTTCCATCGTGTCGTCGCCCCTGTAGCGCCGGATGCCGATGATGTCTCTGCCTTGCCTGATAGCGATGACGGTCGCGTCCGCCCCGAACCGCGCAGGGTCCACGCCCACCACTATCGGCGCGCTCTGGTCCTGCGATGGTGGCCGTGACTGCGCGTCCATGACCAGCGATGACGGTATGAACTGGTCATCCGATGCGTTCGGGAACGCCCCGTATACCTCGACGTGGGCCTGCGGGGAGTCAGGTCCGTATTCGTCGATGATCTGCTGATAAACGGCCTTATCAGTTCCTTCCACGCCTCGAGCGTCAACAACCTTGTTTCGCCAGAAGTCGCGCTTGCTGTTGAAGCACTCGTAGAAATATCCTGAGTTTCGGCGGGGGTTGCTAAAAGCAAGCCAGAAACGATTAGGAGTATTCTCCGTAAAAAACCCGGATGCGACCGCCCATATGCTGTCATCAATACCACTCGCCTCATCGAATACCAGCATGACGCCCGCGAAGTTGTGCACGCCCGCGTAACTGTCAGGGTTCTCCGCCGACCACAGCCGCCCCTCGACGCCCCAGTAGCGCGTGCCCAGCTTCAGGTCGCGCTCGACCAGTTCTGCGATCCACTTGGCCGGCAGCACCCGCGTCGCGCTCACCTCGAACCAGTGGGTGTTCAATGACATGGACAGCCATTTGGTGATCTCGGCCCATGTCACCGAGCGCAACTGCGCCTCACTGTTAGCCGACACGATGGTCGTTGACCCGATCCGGGTCGTCAGCATCCATATGACTAGCCAGCTTACAAGGGCCGACTTGCCGATGCCGCGCCCCGATGAGGTGGCCATGCGGAACGTTTCAAAGTCCACTTTGCCGCCGTTGAGGCGGATATGGTCCCGTAGGTCTTGCAGCACCTCCAACTGCCACTTGCGCGGGCCTTGGAAGTGTTCAAGAGGCGTCCCCGGCTTTCCCCACGGAAACGCCAGCCTTACGAAGGCCACCGGATCGTTCTTCACCTGTGGCGACCACATAGTGGCCATCAGTTTCTGTTCTTCGTCCGCTGAGTATATCGGCGTCTGCACCTTCAATAACCCTCATCTGCGCCTCTTCCAGCGCGGCCAGTATGGATATGCGTTGCTCGACCTGGACCTGAACCGACTGCGGGGCCGTCCACTTGTGGACGTGCTTAAGGATGTCCAGCGCCGCTTTGGTGTCGCCTTGGAGGGCGGCGGTGCGCAGCACGTCCGCCATCTCGGCCTCCGACTCGGCGCGGCCCTTCTGTTCGGCATACTCCGCGATGGGGTCCAGTTGCATCAGATGCCTATATTCCTGCGGCGTCAGCCCTGCGGCGTAGGCTAATGAGTCGCCTTTTAGCCCCTTCCGCGCGGCTTCGTAAATGCGCTCCAACACCGCCTCAGTCGCGGTGATCTTGCGCGGTTCGTATGGAAGGCTCTCAAACGTCATGCGCGGCATCATAAATCGTTTTATGAGTTTTGCAAAAAATAAAAAAGTTTGTGCGGTCCCTGCGTATTTCTTAACGGAGAGCCCAAGGCCCTGTCCCCCCGCCTCGCGCTTCCTGCCAGCAGCAACCAGCTCAATGCAACGTAATGTTATAGCATTGCGTAACGTTATAACATTACATCGAGCCGAATAGGCGGCGCGACATTCTCCCAACATCGCGCCGCCCGGCGTCGCTCGTTCTCTTCGAGCTCTGCCAGTGTAAGCGCCACTCGCCTGGCGCGCAACCAAGGCCGAAAAGAACAATGGGCGAACGTCATGACAAATCGCCTATGTCGACGCGGTGCTCTAAAACCGGGCGCTTGTGCAATGGCCATGCTCATGGCTGATAGGCGGTTAGGCGGTTAGGCAAGTCGTCTGACCATTGCCCCACAGAAAAACTGTAATTTTACCATTTACTGCATTATTACAGTTAATTTTTGACAAACCTATAAATGATAACAGCCTAACAGCATATAATATTGTATTTAGGATATTTCGGCCGTCTATCCAATCGCCTAACCGGCGCATATAAGTCCGGCGCAAACCGCCTAACCGCCAAAAAATTACGGTAAATCTATTGTTAAGCCAAGCTGTAATTTTTCCGAAAATTACAGCTTGGCAGTAAAAATTACGGCTTAACCGTTGCTTCAACATAAACCCGCGCCCGAT